CACCTTACAAAATTACTAGAGCCAACTTGTAAGACCTCTTTAATAATAGGTTGTGGCTGGCTTGCTTTTTGACCGTCATCGTCATCCGCCTGTAAACTCATTAAACTTTGCAAAGTATAACGTCTATAATAAGTCACTTGACTTCCTAAAGCCTGTGCTGTTAAATTAGGACTTAAATCAATTGAACTTTCAATCATATCAAAAGTATCTATGTCAATGATTTGCGTGAACACTTTACCATCTTTAATAGGCTGTAACATTATTAAACCTTTCTCTAGTAGTATTGGTTCTACTGCTTCGATTAATGCGTTTAGATCTGCATAAGTATTTTTAAAGTGCGGGTTTTTGGCGTTCTTTTTAACAACTCCAATTTCTTTCTTAGCTTCGTGTATTTTTGCGTAAATTTTCATAATTGATCTGATATTAATTCTTTAATAATTTCTAATTCATTCCATACTAAGTCGAGTATATCAATCTCGCTATCTATTACTTTTATACTTTCAATAACAATTTGTCCTGAAATTCCTAATTCTGTTTCTTCAAAAGTAGGATATGTAAATAATATTTCTACTCTCAATTTGATTTGTTTAAATTCAATTTCTACATTCATAATAATTATTTTTTAAGTTCTGAAATAAATAAATGAGAAACTGCAAATCCACATTTTACATGAGCTAAATATCTATCTGATTTTGATAAATGATTTACAAATAATTTTTTACCGTTGATTGTTTCGTTAATAGTTTTCATAATAATTGTTTTTAGTTATTGTTTGTTTCTGTTCTACAAATATACAAACTCTTTTTTAATAATACACTAGTATTTTTAATTTATTTTAATAAAAAAAATGAGGTAGCGTTTAAGTACCTCATTTTCAAACTTTAACTAAAACTAAAATTATTATGAATACATAAAGATAGTTAAATTATTGGATATTTCAATCCGTTGTTAACCATTATTTCTTTTTTTGCTAATGTTTGCCACGTATGACCGTATGTCTTTTGAAAGTGTGGACCATCTTTGAAGCTTTTCCAATCACCACCCCACTCCCATCCTTTCGATTTAAAGAATTTAACTACGTTCATCCAATGTTCATCCATATCAAAAGATGCAGTTTCAAAAGTGCTATTATTATCTTTGTCTTTTAAGATCACAATGTCAAAAGCTAAGCCATAATTATGAATTGATTGACCACCCATAGCATTTGTTACTTTAGGACGTTTAGCGAATAACTTATTTTGTTCTTCAACTGATCTATATACGTATGCAAAACGCAAACGAACACCCTTAGGCAGTAAGTTATTACATTGTATATAATCATTATGTAACTCATCACGTAACTTAGGATGAGCTGTTTTAATTCTTCCTATTGTAATTAAGTCCATACCTTATATCTTAGTTAGTTTAGCTATTGCCGTTGCTGTTGCACCAATAGTTACCATAACCCCACCGATCATAGCTGTAGCAGGTAAAGTGATAAGACCGCCACCAATTAAACCAACTATTATTCCAACGTGAATAACCTTTTTAAAAAACATCGGGGTATCGCTATTCCATCTTTTTTTTAATTCTCTCATACTTTCTTAATTTTAAATTTCTCGGGAATAATTGCCCAACTAATTTGATTTGTTACAAAATTTTCAGACAACTTGGAGCTTTTCATTATCTGCATTTGATAACAATTAACTAACTTATTTTCAAGGGCTTCAACTCTATTGTTGGTTATCCAAAGCCAAGCTACCAAAACTCCTGTAACTCCGTATTTTTTAGTTATCTGTACAATTTCTAACATATTATTATTTTTTTAACTATAAATATAGTTATATTAAAGGATTTTCAAATATTTTTGGCTCGTAAATACTCAAAGATAAATCTTTTATAAATACAAGTTCTGAAGGACATTCGTCTAAATACCATAATCCTAAACAATGATAATATTCAATTTCTGAAATTACCCAATTGTTATTTAAATCTTGAATAGGATTGAAAAAACTATCCGTTTCAAATTGTTTGCCTACTAATATATCTTTCTGAATTTCTGTTATAATTGCTATCATACTTGTCTGCTTAGTGAAGTTTGAAATGCTTGTGTAAGTGTGTATAGATTTAACGCTTCTGTGTCTGTTAATCCTGAACCAATTGTCATAAATGAATATTCTCTATTCGACCAATAACCGCCAGTTGGAAACTTACTTATGTTTATAGTTCCTGTAGATAATCCTTGTGAACTTTTAGATGATGAAAGTACCAAATTTGAATTTTTATATAACTTTTCAATCGTGCTTGAAGTTCTGTTAATTAATCTCATACCTAAAGAGTCTGTTTCTGAAAAAGTTGAATATGAGCCTTGATTAACCTGATAATAAGTTGTACCACTAAAACTTATTGCTATGTCAGGACTAAATGCTCCGCTATTTGAACTACAAAAATCAAAAATTTGATTAGAATTATTAGTTCGTGAGTAAATAGATGCGTGCGTTGAATTTAATTGCAATTGAGTAGAAGGTTGAAGATATGTTTCCGCCCATCCATTAATACCACCAAACAAAACGCCTGTTGAAGAATGCGCAATACCTCCACTGAATGTTAACCTAAAAGCAACATCTAAATCTCTAGCATCCATAAAATTAAACTTATGTTTTGTAGCCGTTCCACCAACCATTGGGTATAACGCTTTTATTTTAGATGTTAAACCGTATGTACTTAAATCTGTTTCTAAAGTATTTAAAGCATTTATAATAGTTAAGTCTGTTTCACCAGTTGCCTTAATCCAAGCAGTTGTTAAAGCTCCAGTACTTGGACCACTTTCCTCTAAAAAACTTCTATAATATCTACTCATAATTAAGAAGGCTTAGTTATCCAATATTCAACTCTTGTAGAGCTAACCCATTCCGCAAATATTACATTTAAAGTAGACGTTGTATATGTAGCCGTTCCCATTTTAACCCAACCAGCAGGGAAAGTTGGTGCAACTGTATGATTGTGGTATATTTTTTGAACTAGTCCAATTTTTGCACTTGTTAAACTATCCGTAATATTAGATGTCGAAGGGCTAGCAACTGTATTATAAACTTGTGGAACAACAAATGAAATAACGCTTCCCGTTGTTGCAGTTGTATATGGTTGGTATGTACTTAAGTCTTGATCGCCTGTGTTCGTTCCGCTCGTGTTACCTATAACAGTTAAATTAGCATCTGTTACATACCTTTTATTTAAACTATCAGCTATATCCGCAGTTGTCGCATCTGCTCCATTAGTTACAAGTCCTTTACTATCATAAGTAATTTTAGTTTTTGTAGCCCCTGTAATTGCAGTGTTTGAATCAACTTTGTTTGTTAAATCAGAAGTTAAAGAAAGTGTACCTGTTGCGCTTGGAAAAGTATAGTTATAATTTGCTGTATTGGGAAATGTTAAAGCTTGACTAGCTCCAACTGTTCCGACAATTAATTGATTTACATTTGCACCTATTCCTGTGTAACCTATTCCTGATGAACCAGTGCCATGTTTAATTCTTAACCCTGCATCATGAACACTATTTGAACTAAATGTTTTTTCACCGCCTATTGTTTGGTTTGTTGTAGTTTTAACATAACCAGTTAAATCTTGATCGCCTGTGTTTGATCCGCTTATTCCTAACTTAGTTTTAATAGTAGTTACAGTTTCATCTCCCGTATTTGTTCCGCTAGTATTGCCTAATACAGTGCCCTCAGCAGTTGTAATTAAACGACTACCAGCTACTTTGTCAACTTTTAAAGCTAAAGCATCAAAAACAACATTTTCAGAAGGTGACTTAGTTGTAACTCCGTCCGTAATTGTTTGACTAACTACATTACCCAACAATTGCGCTCCTGTAACGCTCTTTAAATCATAATCTGAGCCATTATCTACACCAACTACTAGTAAATCGGTATTACTTAAAGCCGAACCTTTCGGGGTTAACTCCGATATTTTTTTAACTACTGCCATTATTTTATAATTTTTATTTCAAGTGAATTATCATTAATCAAACCATCAGCCGGAAGTCCCAAGTTATTATATGTATATATATATATTTGAGTAGTTGAAGCTATCAAATATTGATAATATTTAATAATAGTTCCATCACCTGCATTTTGAAAAATAAATGTTTTATTTAATATAAATTCTGCAACTGAATTTGTAATTAAATACTCCCCTACATTAATCCTTGTATATGTCAAAGTACCACTTAATTCAGAATAACTATAATTAACTATTGGCGCACTTGTACTACTTTGGGTAATATTAGCTAAATAAGTTTTAAAAGGTTTTATTTGAGCTCCCGTAACTTTCTTAGTATCATAAGTTGCACCGTTGTAATCAGAAATAACCATCAAATCACTATCCTCAATTGCTCCAACTTTCGCTGTAAGTTCTGATATTCTTTTCTCTAAAGCCATTATATTGTAACGTATTTATTTATTATTTGTATTTAATCTAAATACCAACTTGTTAAATCAGTTCTAAATTTTGGTTGAACGTCCTCGTCTATTGAAAGTAAATACTCAGGAAATAAAGGATAATTAAATTGCATATATTTTAAAAACCTTTGAGCGTAATTCTCTGCAATTACTCGTTCCTTTTCAACTAAATAATCTACCTCATTTTTACTAACTACTTCGCTATTTTCAGCACTATGTTTATACACACCTTTAGAACTAATTGAGTAGGCTATAAATGGGTACATCTCAACCGCTGTAAAGTGAATTAGCATAGGTTTTACATATATCTCAATTAAGTTAATGTAATCACTTGTTAACGTGTTATTTTGATATCCTGTAACTAGTTTTGTCAATAGATTACTACCTAAATATTGTTGAATATATATATCCTGCGCTATCGATATAAAATGAACTACCTTATCAGGATCAATATTACCATTTAAAGCGGTAAACTTTACCAAATCTTTGTTTGAAATTAAAAGTACTTTAGCCATTATTTAAATTATTTTGGTAAAAAGCCACGATTTGGCATATCTATAGGTTTTTGATAAACTCTTTTGTCGTTTGTTGGTGCAATTTCACCCATTTTACGACTTTCTGCAGCAGTATATTTTTTAGCTAATGGACTATTTACATCTGATTTCTTTAAATAAGTTTCACGAACCCAATAATGATGACAATTTCCACCACCTTTGTATAGAAATCTATCGAATGTAATAGCTCCATTTGGCCCCCAGCCTATAACTCTACCATCTTTATTTGTATAACTATCCCCTAAGTTAGAATTGCTCATATTAACAATATCTTCTTTACGATATACTTTATTTTGCGAACTCATTTTAACACAAAAATCACGTTCTCCAGGCTTATCTCCTGCATAACGATAACGTGTTTTAAATATTTTTCCGTCTTGTTCACTTTTTGCGTTACCTCTTGCCGTTCCTGTGCTTACTAACTTAGCTAAAAATGATTTTTTAGGTATTAAATTTTCAATTTCTAAGTCTAGTTCATTTTCCAAATCATAATCAACTTTTCGACTATCAACTAATAACCATTCATCTGTTATTTCTTCACCTATACTTTCAAAATCAAATATTTCTGCGCTTAATTCTGTTGGAGTTGTTTGTGGTGCATTAATTATATCACCTTCATCATTTAATACATTTAACTTTTTAAACGCTAATTTTAAAGAAATTCCATTAACTGCTAATATCTTATCGAATGCTTCAATTACTAACTCTTGAAAAGGTCGTATAACCATATTGTCGAATAATATAGCTGAGTTCTTTAATTCGTCTGCATTTGAGCTAAAACCGTTTGAAGTAGCAATTCCAAATAATAATGGACTTGTTACATTGTGACCTACTAATATTTTATTTCTACTTTCTTCACTTAAATACTGATATTGATCCGCCGCCTTTTGTAATTGAATAGTATCAATAGTTGTTTTCGCTTCTGGATTGTCATTAAATGAAATAATAACTTTCTTACCTGTTGACCCTGTTAACTTATTTGTAACGTCTTCTGATATTTGTCTCTTTTGCTCTGGAGTAGCTTGACCGTTATTAAAGTTAATTATACTAGTCGGCGCAAAAGAGTTACTAACCTCATTTATAAGGTATTCCGATACTTTCTCCTCTAAAACGCAATAGTCTAAAGCACCCTGATAGTCAACATAACTATAGTACTTCATTCCTGCTGAATACGGTTGTATCATTAGAATTTCAATCTCACTATTAGACGTTCCGAATGCGTCATATCTAAGTGGTTTATATTCTCTTGTTTTTTGCCAATTATCAGAATAGTAATAACCTAAAATTTCACCGTCTTCATCACATTTTTCTGAACGAATTAAATTTACGGGCAAATGTAAGAACTTAACAACCTCACGCTTTTTGTTATAATGAACTTGAATAGCTGATTGACCTAACATTTTAGTATCACTAATTATTCTTTTAATGTCGTCGGGAGTGCAAAGACTTAAAAAATTAGCATAATCAGTTGGCTTTTTACTAGCGTCTAATGCTGTTATTCCACGTCCATAGATTAACTTACAAATGTTATTAATTACTGCGTTATTGGTAGCTGAATTTTGAAACCTATCAATCAAAAATTGATAATAATCATTTTTAGCTCCGAAATCTACCCAACCTTCATTTCTTTGTTCAGTTATTACGGGAGTAGTGTACTGACTTAATTCTATTATTTTATTCATATATTATGAAATCGTTATCCGTTTGTTTTTGATTATATACACCGTCATTAATTGAGTAAGGTAATGATTGATCGGTGCAAAAAGCTTTTCCTAAAAATCTAGTTTGTGTTACACTATCTTTATAAACTCTAATAATATAAAAATGACCTTCAATTAATTCAAATTCTGCTGTAATTGTATGGTAATATCCGCCTTCGTAACTGCTTATAATTGGTATTTCAGTAGTTACATTCGTTTGTTCATCTGTTATTGATAGCTTGTTATATGTCGTTCCTGCTGAATTATTTACTAGTATGTTTACAATCTCATTGCTTTGTTCATCACGTACGGGAAAAACATCATAATCTATGTCCTTATTTCTAGGAATAAAATTAAATGTTTGCTCCGTTGTTTCCGTTGTCAATATAATCATATCTATTTAACGTATTATTTAAAAATTTGTATTCAAAAAAAAAGGCCTACATTTCTGCAAGCCTTTAATTTTATTAGTTAATTACTATCCTACAACTAATGTAGCCGACGTAAATAAAGTTACCATTGCACTTTGAGTCGCTGCATTTAAGAAATTTGCATAACATTCTTCCATAGCTTCAAATGTCAAAGAGTACCCATTAAAATCTCCCATAGCTCCACCACTAGACAAAGATCCTGCTGTTACATCACAACCTTGTCTTAATCCCATTAAGAAAAATTGACCTGCCATAGTTTCTACTACGATGTGAGGTCTTCCGTAACTTAATAATTTCACATTTTTAGAAGTTGCAATATCTTGCTTTTTCAACTTAATATTCAACGTTTGTGTGAAAAAAGTAGTACCTGTATTTCTATCTGAATTAATCGTTTGTTCAAACGTATTTTCCGTAGATTTTAATTCATACTTATATAAATTATCTACATTTATAACCGCTGTAATTAAGTCGGTATTTGTAACATCATAAGTCACATCACTTTTTTCAATTTGATAGTTAATAAAGTAAATATTTTTTAACCCACTTACTGAGTCTTTACATTGTTCTATTCTTCCTGCTGCTATTGTACAAGCCATATTTTTTTGTATTAAAAAAGGGGTGGCGTTTATTGCACCACCCCTTAGATTATTAATTTAATTTAATCCTACCCTCCGTAAAGAACACCTTTAGTTGCTTGACCTACGTGAGCTGCTAATGTATAGATTGATCTAACAAATTGAACATCTCCATCGTTAGTTAATTTACCAACTTCAAATTTGTTAAGATCATCAACTAAATCAGTACACCACATAATAGCAGCTTTTCTTTGAGCGTATGCCATTAAATTGTTAGGAGTAGGTACGAAAATCAATTCAACACCATTGTAGAAACATTTTGCATCCGCAGCCATTGAATCAAATTCAAAATTGATTTGTTGTGCAGCTCCTACTGAGTTGTTTGCGATACGTGCTAATTGTCTCCAAGCTCTTGGGCAATAGATAGCTGTTGGCGAAACTGTATCTGCTAAAT